AGGAATACTATCTTTACCTTTGACTACCGGCTTAGTATTGAATCCACTACGATACAATTCCTCTATCAGTCTTGGTTCACTACTATCACACCATATAGTTTGTGCTTTAGTTATTTCTAATTTGTTAAACCTATCTATAATATCTTTCGTAACCATACCTGTCTCATATATGAGTTCCTCCAAATACAATGTATCGCTACTTTTATATATAGCAACCAAAGAAGCGGGATCATTACTATAACCGCTATCATACCCAAAGCAAACAAAATCGCCGTCAATAGTATCGCATATGTCAAATTGAAATATAGCCTTATCGTTTGGAGCAAATTCACCTTTACCATATATTTTCCAGTATTTTTCGTTAGTGTGTTGTAATTCCTCAATTGCCTTAACCATTTCTTTTGGTAAGTAGATATTGTCTCTGTATGTTGTTACAAATCTTTCACAATCTTGCATCTGTCTAATCCAATGGTAAGGACTAATGGTCGGGTTATATGCAAGTATGATTTTGCCTGAAGTTCTAATAGATAACTGAAAATAACTTTCCTCATCAATCTCAGAAGCCTCATCAATAAATAGTATAGTAGATTTAATACCACGTAACTTATCAGCATCATCAGTAGAGAGGAATTGAATAGTTGAATCGTACAAGTTATAGATGCGGTCAGTAATATTAAAGTTCTCATCGTTCCATATGTTTAAACCCTGTAAGATATCCTTAAAATCCTTTATTACAGTTCTTTTAAGAGAGGGTATTGTTTTCCTTACTATTGTTATTGTTTCTTTATTTTCTATTGCCTTTACTATGATGTATTGCAAAATGGCATATGTCTTACCACTTCTCGTTCCTCCTATGTGTTGTGTAACCCTACTTTTGCTATCTAAAAGATTTTCAAAAGTAATTGTTGTGTTAATCTCCAAGTTCACTACCTGTTCGGTTTATGTTTATACTTACTTGCTGTATTCTTTGGTCTACTTCTATACTACCTTTCAAATCTATTGACCTCATCTTTGGCATCGCATACTCCATTAAACGCATTGATAACTCTAATGCTTTAACTGGGTCAGTCTTTTTTAATTCTTCTAAATCGGTTTGTATTGTATTCAATGTATTGTTTACTGCACGATTAATTGTTAACCTCATTTGCTCTGTTGTTCTATTCAGTGCACCTTTTGGTCTACCATTTAAATTTATTCTTGTATCTCCTTTAACGAATGCCATTGTATCTTAATTGTATTTTACTACCTTTATAACAAAGGGATTTAATATTTGTAGTTGATTACCCAATCCTTTCATATCCATACATCCTTAATGTGTTTCCTTCACTATCTGCTATTATTAACATACCACCATTACTATTACCTTTAAGTATAATTTGTTTATCTCTTATCCATGTCCAATTAAAATTAAAGTATGCGTATTGGTAATCTATGTTAATATCAGTATTCATGGTAACCTCTTGTGTCAGGATATTCTTTTCTAATCATACCTTTTGTTTTAGATTTCTTTTCTTGTTGTGCTTGCATACATCTCCTATCTAATATCCAAGCCATTATACCATTATCTATTATCTCTTTCAATTGTTTATCATAGTGTGCATTAACATATGATTTATCCCCTGTTTCTTTATATTCCTTCCATGCATTACTTAGTGCAGTTCTTATAGTACAAAATCTAGCACCTGCTTTATTTGTTTTATTGTCAAATGGATATTGTTCTTTCTTTTTATACTTACTTCTCTTAACTTGTTCTACTATCCTTTGTTTTGCATTAACACATGTCTTACATTTATTTATAGGTTTAGGTGTATGATATGTTTCACCACACTTTATACATACTCTTGTTTCACCATTCTTATAGTCAAACTTTCTACTCCATAATCCTGCCATAAATTATTCTTTATCCTCTTTGAATGGGTTATCTATCACTTGTTCTAAATACTTTCTTATTTTCTTTACTGCAAGGAATGTAGTAGACTTGCTAATCTTAATTTTATTTGCAACTTCATCTAATGTATCATCTGTCATCCAATAGAGTTGAAATATCTTTGATTGAGGCCACATTCTTGTTTTTTCTAATCTACTTAATTCATCAATTACTTCTCTATGTGCTCTCTCTACATTCTCATCCATTTCAAAATCATATTGGATATCAACTTCTTCTGAATGGAATGTTTCTACATAGGTTGTCCGATTAAGTTTCTTTGTCTTATTGTAGAATCTATGTTTCAAGAACTTTGAGCAATACATAATGTTATAACTATCCTTACCCCAAAAGAGTTTAGAATTACACTTCATATGTAAATACTCATAAAGTTCTTGAACTAAATCTTCTGCTTCCTCTTGATTCTTTGTAACTTTCTTAGCTGATTTAATTAACCACGTATTAGACTCTTTATATAAATTACCAAGTCTTCTACTACATTCAGTATATTCAATGCTGCCAGAATCTATCATTACTTTTCTTTAATGTAATTGTGTAAAAAGTCCACTGCTCTTTTCCAATGTGCACCTGCAGATCCACACATACAGGGTTGTAACTCATTACTATCTGTTATTGCTTTGTATGTATTCCAAATGTAATTTGCTTTGTTCTCTGGTAGATATGCACCTATTTCTTTTAATGTAGATTTTAATTCTTCTAATTGTTCAGGTGTTAATTCCATTACTTAACAAGCTTTAATTTAGGTAACTTTAAATCTTCTGCTTTAGGTTGTTGAGGCATCGGGTTATTTGGATTAATAGGATTAGATAAGTCCAAAAGATGTTTGATTGTTTCAAAGTGAGGATGTGTTCCACTAAATGATAATCCCATGCATGCAAAGATTAATACTAAATCTTCTACTCCTTTTAGAGCATTCCAATCTACAAAGTATAATGCATTTTTGTTTAATTCTGTTCCTGCTAATGTGATTTTTGTTTCTTGTTCCATTTTGTTTTATTTATTGTTTATTATTTAATTTCATTTCATTTTTAATTAAATCATCTATATCTTTGTCAGACATTGCATGTACATATTTCCAAGCAAAGTATCTTGCTAACGGCAATACAGATGTGTATATATTCCATTGTTGTCTAGCTTCAGCTGATGTTAACCAATCATAAAAGTTTTCCCATTCTTTTTCTCCAATTATGTATTGTGTATTACCCATAAAAGGAATGCGTCTCATTGATTTTGCTTCATCAATAATTTGTTCAGTAGTATACGGAAGTTTCTTTTCTCTTTCTATTCTATTTAATTCTAGACTTTCTTCTTTTGTTAATATTGTTATTTTCATATTATAATTTGATTTGTTCAAATACTTCTATACATAATACATTCTTATCGTTTACCAAAATCATTCTACCATCACTTGTCATAAGTTTAGTAAACTGACCTTGTTTAATATATTCCGATTCTATATTTTCAAAAGTTCTTTTTTCACCACCTACAAAATGTATTATTTGAGTGACAAATTTTCCTTGTGATTTAACACTTGATTCACAATCTAATTTTAATAATGCCATTATTTATTTTATAATTTAATTCCTGATTTACATCCACATAATTTGTTTAAATATATCTTGCGTTCTTCACATCCGCAACTGGCATATCCTAATTTAGAAGCAATCCAACCGGCTAATGTCTTACCATGCCCGAGAGTAATTACCTCAATGAGGCCTTCTACGATGTTTCCTAATTTGATTATACATTTCATATTCTTTAATTTTAATATGGATACATTGGGTGTTTTGGATTTGCAGCACCATATAATACTCCTGCTTCTATTCCGTATTTCATATTATCCCATTGGTCTACTACCTGTAAGTTATCCAATGAATTATTATGTTTGTTATGGTCTATGTGATGACATTGTAATCCATCTTGTATCATTCCGTTATGACATTCATATACAAATCTATGGATAAGATACATTCTACCTTCTCCTTTCTCATGTATACAAAATTGATGATATCCTCTAGTGTGAGGTACTTTTACTAATTGTTTAACCTTATTAAACTTAAGAGAATAAATATTACCATCTATGTCCGATGCGTAAGTTGTAAATACTGGGTGTTTTTTTAATTCCATTGTCATTTTGATTTGTTTTATGTATATAAATAGTTATTTTATTTTGCTTACGCATGGTTTGTATAAGATTTTTCTGGCAATCCTTTTCTTAATTCTACATAAAGATAACTTGTAATATCTAATTTATATTTGTCTTTGATATATTTTCTAAATTCTCTTGGTTTCATATTTGTATTTTCATATTCAAATAATAATTTTACCTTTAAGTAATGTGATAATTTATTTTTTTTGAATATTTTAACTCCATTCATTTTCAAAATATTACTACAATATATTGTTGAACAATTCCACAATTCTGTTATTGCATCTAATCTACCATGTTTTTTATATAATTCAATTCCTTCTTTTAATAAACTTAGATTACTAACTACTGCATCTATCTTTGGTGTGTATTGACTTTTAGTTTTTTGTGTTCGTCTATGATGTGCATTTTGTTGTTTGTTAACCCATTCTAAATTTTCTAATTTATTATTACTTACATCAAAATCTTTATGATTTACTTCTGGTAAATTTAATGGATTTGGTAAATATGCTAATGCAACTAATCTATGAACATAAACACAATTTGGTTTATCTATTGCATTTCGTAAAACAACAGTATGATATCCTGTATTTTTATTTGGCCATGATTTAAGTTGTCTTGGTTGTTTTCTAATTTGTTTTTTACCAAACACATATTGTATAGTATTATAAACTATACCATTTGTATCAACTGAATAATGTTCAAATGCCTGTATTGTAATGTTTTTCATATAAGTAATATACAACAAATTTTTCAAAACACCAAATATATCTTAAATAAAAAAAGCCAGAGGAAATGACAGTAACCCCTGGCCTATATATGTTTAAGATAGAACACTCTACATAAATGCTAGAATAGCTGTGAGTATTGAATTAAGTTCTATCTTTTGTAATAACATATATTGATTGTAATATAGTCATATTATTTTACATCTCCAAATATATTATCAAACTTATTTAGTATTTGTTTTTGTTCTCTATCTAAACTACCTGTAATAACATCTGCTAATATATCTTGTCTTTCAGCTTTAGTTCCAGTTACAAGTTCTAGTTCAACAGTATCAGTTACAGTTCCAGTTACAGTTACAGTTTCCAGATGGGGTGTCATATGTTTCTTCATAAGGTTTCTTTTTCTACTTTCTGAATAGTTTTTCCTTCTTTCAGCTTCATATCTTAATTTCTGATTATAATAAAATCCATCAGTATCTTTGATAAACTTTTCTGCAACTTCATCATCATCATTAGCTAATATGTAGAAATCTTTCAACCTTAATTTACCTTTTTGGTGTTGTAAACATAGTAAAGTAATATACTTTCCTTTTTGTTCATAACTCATTGTCATTGTTCCTACTAAGAAATCTTGTGTGTAGAATAACACAGCTGGGTCTTTTGCCATAATTTTTGTTTTTAATTGTTAATAATATTAGTAATATACGAAATGTTTTTCATATTACCAAATATATGTTGTTCCATATGTAATAAGTATATAATACCCATATGAAACATAATACCCATATGAAACATAATACAAAAAAATACCATATATAACTCATTGATATGGCATAAACTCCTCATTTTGAACGGTTTATACAACTTATTGGTTATCAGTCACTTATGCAAGGTATGACATATTAGGTAAAATCATATATGTAGTGTGTTGATACTCAATAAAGAACTTTTGGGTATATGACAAATCGTCTCATAAAGCAGTAGGTAAAACCAATAAATTGTCGTATCTTTATGTATTCCCACTAATGAAGGTGAGGATATATAAATAAATTATAATATGACAAAAATGACAAACAAAGTAAAAATGAGTAAAAAAAGTGTAATGACCGAAAAACAACAATTAGAGAATGTATGGTTTGATGCCTACGATTTATTATCAAACGCAGGTTTTGATATATTGATTGACGAAAATGGTGATAATTCTATGACGGTTTTTCATAGAGATTATCTTATGGTTTTCGGAAAAAATGGTATGACATTGAAAAAGTATAAAAAGATATTCGTATCGTAATATAAACAAACAAAACAAAACAAAATGGCAGATTACATTAGTATCAAATTAAAAGAAAACTTTAAGTTTCTTAAAAGTGAATTTAGAAAATTAGGCTACAAAGTAGGACCTGAAAGAATACACAATCCAAAATTACCTTATCGTGTAGGATTATTTACGGACGAGTGGGAAACAAAAGACCGTATTCATTATAATTTAATTGGCACATATTATTGGATATTTGATAAAGACGATAATGAATGTGGAATTACTTTAATCACAGAGAACTTTACAAAAAGAGAATTATTATCATTTGTAAAACAATTAAATAAATTAAACAAAATAAAATAATAAGTTATGAAAGTAGAAAAATTAATACAATTCATTAAAGATGAATTAACGAAAGTAGGATTTAAGAAAAGTAAAGGCGGTGAGTATCAATATAAGGATATTGTAGTCTTTGAGGTTGATAGTCAGGGTATATCATTATATGATGATAGTTGTGATGAATATGGTAGATATGATATTTGTATGATTGGAAGTATGACTAAAAAGAAACTAGTTAGATTTTACATTAAAGGATTGATTGAATATCAAGGTAAGTTAAATAAATTAGGATATACACATTATGAAAATGGTAATGCATAATATGAGTAAAGAATTAACATTGGAAAGATTAGCAAAAGCAATCATTGAAACAAAAAAAGAAGTAATGTATCTTAAAGCTGAATTAGAGAAAGTTCAGGCGTATTTAAGAGAACAACATAAATTAAAGAAACAATTAAACAACAAATAAAATGGCAAAAGAGTTAAAAACAAAAATGGAATTAGAAGTATTAAAAGTAAAAATTGGTATCAATTCCGAAATGGTTCAAGAAGAAGTATGGAAAAAAACTGACTCACCACAAATGCATGATTATTATCTTAATCAATTAAATGAGAATAAGAAAGAGTATTTAGAGTTATTAAGAGAAGTATTAATTCCAAATAAAACCTACACAATGGATATGGAAAATCCTATTCTAATGTATTGTGAAGAACAAGAAACTATAAGGTCAATCGTTCCATTCTTATACGAACATATGATATATGGTGAATATAAACATTATGAAGACGATTATTTTTATGACAAATCTAAACCTGGTAAAATACACAAATATTGTAATGCGGGTAGAGGTACTATGAGTGAAAATAAATCAGAAATTATAGAATGTTTGTATGTTTCACAATGGACATTTTATGTAAATATTGAAGGCCATACTATTATCAATGGTAGACCTTATGAGCGTAATAACATTACTCTAAATGTAGAAGTGAATAAAAATATATTTGACACGGATTTAATTGCTAACATTAGTTTAGCATCACTATAAAACAAAATAAAATAATTTGCCCACAGTTGTTAACTTCTACTTAACAACAAAACCCCTTCCTTTCGGTTGGGGTTTCTTTTTGCGTTTAAGACGCGTTTGGTTACTTTCGTATATTCTACTTACTTTACAAAGAAAGTGTCTGTATTTGCGTTATAACCTATTTGTACCTAATTTTGGCATTAACCCTGTCCAACAGATTTTTTAGTTGGTTTATCTTTAGGGCCATTTCCTTTTTTGGCTTTACCTTTCTTTTTACTCTTTAGTACCTTTACTTGTACATTCATTCCTTTTGCCATTATTTTAATGTATCTACTTTTAATGTATCTACTTTCATTTCAGTTGAGTCAGTTTTCACTTCGTTACTTACTGCGGTTCCACAACCCCATACTAAAAATGCAATTAATGTTGCAATTGCAAATCCTAATATAATCTTTTGTGTTTTTGTTAATGTTGGTAATTTTAATTTCATAATCCTTTGTATTTATTGTTTGATAGATAACTCACTTCTAATTGTAGTGAGTTTATGTCTTTTGACAATTGTAAAACTAATTGTCTTAGTTCGTTAATTTGTCTTTGTTGTGCCTCTATTTTCAACTGCAAATCATATAGAGTTGAATTGAA